TTATACAGCTAAAACAATCCAATCTTTGCCGCGATCATCATTATATTTGTCCGTCATGACTTGGTTTTTATGTCCAAGTAATGTTTTGGTATCTACTCCTTGATCGCGGTATAGCCTTTCAGATAATGAGCGTTGCTCATGAAATGTTGGAGGCGTACCGTCTTTCCAATCTAATCCACTTTTATCTCTTGCGGCAGAGAAACCTGTGGTGACAGCGTTGCTTGATACTTTCCCCCCACGTTTAGCCATTGATGTCGTGTGGTGGTAATGAAGCATGTATGGGCTGATAATGAGGTCGCGACATCGAGTTATAACATCCTGTAGCGTATATCCAAGAACGTCACATTTTAGAGTTAGTGGTATAGCCAGTCTGGTGCCGGTTTTCTCCTGCACAATATGGAGGTGATTATCCCACACGTCGCTAAATTTCATTTTTGCGACATCCCCAAGCCGTTGGCCAGTAATAAGAGCAAGAAGCATAGAGTTCTGGATATAGTTCTGCATGCCAGCAGCTGTGCTAAATATTGACTCCCATTCATCAAAACTCAGGCGTAAACGAGTAACCTTATTCGTCGGTTGTTTAGTTGCAAGTGCAGGATTGTAGCCGGGAGGAACCTCACCAGCATGTTGCGCTTCCTTGTACGTATCGATCAGTACCATACGGACAACCTGCGCCATTCGTTTTTGTCCCTTGTCTTTATATTCCTCGATTACAGAAGCTATATCCCTAGCGCCAATATCAGGAAGGAGTAACATTCCACAATGACGTCTAAACGCTTCGATTGGTGCATTTTTTTGCTTAAGTGTATTGAGCTTTATTTCTTCATTGTTATAACGTTCTTGCTGGATAGAGAGATAGCGATCTAACCAAGTGTTAACTGTAATTGCCTTACCAATTTTGAGACTGATCTCATCTCTCGCTTTTAATAGCTGCCCCATTTGTTGCTTAGCAAAACGAGTATTAGCCTCTATAGCGATAGCCTTTGCCGCATTCTCATCATCACCTAGCCCATGAAATTTAAGGGTGATAGGGTGCTTATAACGCCAGTAGACCTTTTTGGTTCTGGCGTCTGTATAACACGATAGACCTGGTACATTTATGTTGTACTTACGAGGTCTGGCCATCTTCCATTATCCTCTTCAGGCGTGGATCATCGTTTTGTTTAACCATTGGTTTAGTTTCCATTCCGATGAACCTTGCAGTTTTATCGACCCGCCAGCATTTTCCCGCCTTCATTGGTGGTGGCGAGATCATGCCGCTTTTGGCGTATTTTATAAGAGTGGCATAACTAGGAATTGGTTCATCAAATTCCTCTTTTGCCCACACTGTTAAGGCCTGCGTTCTCGCCATAGTCATTCTCCACACTATTTATTTAAAGGCCCTCCGCACACGGGCCGTGACTAAAATCATTCTGTTGCTGGTGGATCAAGCTGTACCGGCTCAGCAATGACGCCATCTACTGGCAGGCATTCATATTCAGGTGGTAGACCTTGCTGTTGGATGTCGGCTATACAGTTCTTATCATCCGGATAGACGTAGCCTTGCGGCTCGTACTGGCACGGCTGAAAGGTGTAGCAGACGAGTAGAAACAGGCCGTACATCATGATTGAGTGGCCGCAGTTAACTCATTGAGTCGTGCCGCGAATACGACACGGATCTGGCTTGGCGTCATTGGCACTATTGCAATGTCAGCCAGAGGGATACCCTCAAGCATCGGCCATTCCTTACCATCATCGATGTCTAGTTCTTGGCGTTCGGTTGCCAGCATAATCAGATCGCAGTAATGGACGACTTCTGACTTTTCCGCAGGAAGCCCAAACTTTTCACGAATGGCCATATCGATTCGATGCTCAATAACTTTGTAATCAGGCAGTAGGCGTTTAAGAGGGGAGGGAATATCTCTGCAATATGCCTCGCTTGCATCATGCAATAAGGCTTCAAAAGCGAATTCTTCCGGCACAATTTGGCTCATTAACCAGCAGTGTTGAGCTACGGAGTAGAATACTGGTAATTGCCCAGCAAAACGGCAGTCATTGGATAAGCCTTGAATAATATCTTTATCGCTAATACTGCTAGGAATAGGATTCAAATAATCAAAGGTCAAACCTGAATAAGTAGTAATACAAGTCATAAATATACTCCACACGGTTTTTAGGTAATATCCAGCCAAATACCCCATTGCTGGGATATTTGAAGTGATACTATTAAATTAAGGTTTAATTAATTATGCTTTGAATTTACCGATAAACGTTTCAACTTCGACGTCTTTAAATTTATCGGTAAGTAGTTCTAGAAATTCAACAGCAATTTTTTCTTCTTCCGCTTCTAATTGAACAATGCGTAATACTAAAACGGGAACATTGCCACCAGTGAGGATGCTATAACGCAATTTAAAACGGCGTTCACCCAATCCCTCATAGGGAATACATTTAAATTCAAACGCTGTTGGCATAACATCTTTACTTTTGGCTTCGACACTTTCCATTACGGAGCGTTTCGCGCTGAAATCTTGGTCTTCATGATCGGCAGAGCTGGTTTGCTCGATAGTGATACGACGAACTGCACCAACGGCTTTCTTTATATCGAGTACCACGCCGTCTGCATCAAAGGCTAGCAAGAACTCACGGTAATCTTCTAACCATTCAGCAAGTTCTTTCTGAGACTGCTTGCGACCATCAATATTAAGCAGTTCGCGGAATGGAGCGGTTTTCTTGAGACTCAGACTGGCGGTGTTATCTGCATGTCCGGGATTAGATAACGTGCCAATATTAAAGATGGTTTGTGCGCGCATTTCATCAGCATCAATAAAACAGCGAACACCTTCACCAGCATAACCAGAAGAATATTTTACATACTCATCAATGCTGCTGGTTTCCATAGAACCACGGAAGCGGTAGCGCTCAAGCTGGAACTGCTCAAGACTTTTAACTGAAACGCTAGAGGGTAAAGCAATGGTATCGCAAGCGGTGGAAGCTAATTTCCGTTCAACTAATGATGCTAAAACCATATCGCGAATTTCGGTGATGGCTGATGAATCTAATTGTTGAGACATATAAAGTCCTTAAGAATATAAATAAATTATGATCGAGTGATGAGTAATTAATTTACGGTTTTTAATTTACCGTCTGTTTCACCTTTAATTGTAAATAGCTGGCCCTGATCTTCTTGCATAATTGCCAGCTTGCCGCCTTTCCCAACATACATAGGCGTTTCGGTCGTATCTTCTTCGGAGGACTTACCGCGAGGTGTTGGGGTAGTAAATTTCAGTTTATGGGCGATCATTACGCGCTTTTCTTCCATTGAATTACTCATGCGAGATAGATCAAATTCAATGGTTACCTTTCCTTTGCCGCCATTATTTAGAACGCCTAACGCGGCAGCATTTAAAGCAGCTGATATTTTATTTTCGAAAATACCGGCATCCAGCTCACCAAGAAATTCCGGCACCACGGTTTTTCTTTCTTCGCTCATCGGGGTGATCCTCTGTTATGCAGCTTGCACTGCAGGTTAGTTACTCCACACACAGAGAAGTGCACCGATCCGGGGGCTTTATACTGTACAGGTTTAAAGGAAAAACCCGTCCGGAGCACTTCTCTGTGTGTAAAAAGTGCGGCTGGCCATAACTGGTGTTGGCAGGCGCAGCCGCTAAAGACACAGCACAGCAATGGAACAAGGTTGTAGTAGTGGGATTCGAACCCACATAACGTCCGGCCGGTCCGCATGAGATAATCTGGGTTATGAACCTTGATTAGTGCTCACCTCCCTCTTCTGAGGGCGCTCTATCCGGATTGAGCTATACCACAACGGTAAGAGCATTGCCGGTGTCTGAATCGAACAGACCATTTCCTTGCCCATCACCAGATAATAAAAAATCTATCTGGCGTCTGGAATTGAACCGGACTCAATGCCTTGCTCGTCAATGCTCTTACCTGTTGTGTGCCGGTTACGGCTCCGGTGTCGATTCCCTTTTGTGTCGCTTTATCAGCGCTGATAACGAAGGAAAGAGCGACCGTATGCAGTGTGGTGTTCGTGGTATTACTCAAAGACAACGTTTAAAACTTCCTGCAGATCGCCATCACACAGGGCGATATACCCATCTGAATACATGTATTGAAGCCATTCGATACTGATATTTCTGTAGTTAGCCATTTCAATTACTCCACACTGTTAACCCTGTTTAGCGAATCATCCGGTGTTTCGTATGCCACCGGTAGCTACTACGTGGGCGTCCTTCCTGTTCGCTGTTGATGAGTTGAATGTACCTAAAGTTACCTTTACATGTCAACACAAAGAGTACCTAAGGTTACATTTAATTTTGATTGTAGAATGACAGGTACAAAAAAACCGGCATATGCCGGTTTTTGTTGTTTGGTTGAATTAGAGGTCTTGAGTAACCTGGATAACTCTTCCTATGATTCGGCAGTTACCATTTATTTCTATAGGCTTAAATGCTGGATTTAAAGGCATCAAGTAACGATTAGGGCCATCCCAAACAAGTTTTTTCACTGTAGCCTCCGCTGTACCATCTATTACCGCCACAACAATTTTTCCGTAAATCTCGTCAAGGGAGCCATAATGAGGCTCCACAATAACCATAGAACCCTCTGGGATTGTCGGCAGACCATTCGGGTTTGTCATTGACTCCCCGCGAACTATCAATGCGAATGCTTCATCTGAAACTTTCATTGTTGTGTGACACCACCCAATGACATCAGATAGACGTGCTGCTGCGTTTGTATCTGTCCACTCCCCAGCCTGTACAGAAGATATTACAGGCACTGCGAATGGTACTAAGGGGACGGGCTTAAGGACTGTATCATCTTTAGGGTTATCTCCGGTCCCATATAAAAGCCACTCTGGTGTTGTAGATAAAACAATAGCCAATTGGTGAAGATTCTCTCCATCCGGCTTAGTTACACCAGTTTCCCATTTGGTAACGGAGACGCGACTAACCCCAAGCACTTTAGCCAATCCTGCCTGAGTCATGTCTAGCTGTAACCGCCGAGAACGAATTCTCTCATTCATTTCACTTTTCATGTAACCAATGTTACATGAGTTTAATGTGAAAAGTGTTTGCTCTATCATGTACCTTTTGTTACCTTTATTTTGTAACCAACTACAGGAGTGAGCATGAAAAAGATATTAGTTACTGATTATTTTGGAGGCGTAGCGAAAACAGCATCGGCTCTAAATATCAGTCATCCCGCAGTATGTCGGTGGGGTGAAATAATCCCTGAGAAACAAGCGCTAAAAGTGGAGAAGATAACTAAAGGTGATTTGAAATACGACCCCGCGCTTTACAAAAAGACTACGGCACCAGCGGCTTAAGTTAAACCACCAAAAGGGGAGATAGATTGTGGATATAGCGTGGTTATTTCTTTCTGATAAACGTAAGAAGCTCATTTATGGCGGGAATAATTCCCTCACCATGGCGGATGCTCGCGATCATGCTGTTGTCATGGTAGTACTCAACGGCATCAAGAGCAGTAAAGTAATTATCAATGGCTCTATTGTATTTTTCTGCCTGTCTAATGCTCATGTGAATGCTGAGATGTTCGAGTTCATCTCGACTGATGTAGGGGTAGTCAGCATCTCCAGCCTCAAACTCTCTCAAAACCCGCAGAAATCTCCGCCGCAGTGGAACGGAAACGGTGTTGAATTCCTTACGCCTGTCTCTATTCACACTAAGCCAGTGGCCGAACCAAGTACCCAAACCAAAAGAAATAACAGCCCACAAAAAAATGATGAGGGGAGGGTTAGTGTTGAAAAACAGAGCGAACTCACTCCAGAGGGTAGTCATAAATTTTGGCAACTCCTTTTAAGCATGATTGCTACTTCTTTGTTTTTATTACCATTAGGCGCTTATTTCGGCATGCGGGGAACGCTTCGCCACGACTGGGCTAAGCATAAATCAAAGCGTCGAGTACCGAAAGCACTCCCGCTGGCGATGATTTTAATCTTGTCCATACCCCGCCGCATTAAGCCCCGTTGCTGGCAAATATGGGAACAGCGCCATTGGTTTAGAGATATGAAGGAATGCCACGGGCTGGAGCGGGCCTATGAAGACACACAGTTTTGGAAATGGTCAATCAATAAGACCGATTACCAATAGAGATTAAAGCAATAAATTAACAACCAAAACAGCCAAAGAGAGAGAAACATTGTGGATAACAAACACTTTCCAACTCAGCCGGATATCAGTGACGCAATACATCAGCTGATCACTCAAACGCCGGGCAAGTATGACGCGATGGCAAAACAGCTTTGTCCACTGACTGGTACCGAGAATGCGTTACGTAATCGGGTGCGTCAGCTTGCAGGGCAGGTGGTGCCATTTGGGATGGCGGTAGAGATGGAATCAATCTCTGGACGTTCCGATATCACCGAAGCCATGTGCAAACGTGCTGGTGGTGTTTTCGTGAAATTACCAGTGATAGATGAAGTAGAGAATGAGGAACTGCTTGTTAAGTTTAATGATTTGTTGGGGGCTTTAGGTGATTTCAGTCGCGCTCACAATGAGTTTACCGCTGATGGCATTTTGGATCGCAATGAAAGCAAGCGATTAAAAGCAAAAGGTTACAGAGCGCAGTCATTGATAGCAGAGATATGGGTAGTAACAGAAATGCTCTTAGGTGAGGGTGACGCCCCAGTGTGCGGCACTGAGGCGTCGGGTGCATTAACTAAACGTGTGGAGTAATTAACGCATGAACATTGTAGCGGCTAAACGTTCTATTCCGCAACTGCGTTGCGTTTGTGTCAGTCCGTTCCGGTATGAACGAATGATAAAGGGCCGGTGGGTAACGTGCAACCACAGCAGAGCGCGGGGAATTGTGGGTGTAGTTCGCCGCAAGTGGGGTCGTGTATGACTAATCCCGGCTCAACCACAACAAACCCCATTCAATTGCTTGATCGGTACTACAACGACAAGCGCGGTATTCGCGTTCACGTTATTGGTTACGACAGTACTACCGGTGAGGTCATTTTTCGGCGTGATGACTATGAACATGATTGTTCAATACCCATCAGGCGGTTTAGAAAAGAATATAAGGCGGTTATATGAGCGTAAAGCTATCCAGTTATGTATGGGACGGCTGTGCGGCTGCAGGTATGAAAATATCGAAAGTGGCAATCATGGCTCGTCTTGCCGACTTCTCTAATGATGAGGGTGTTTGCTGGCCGTCAGTAACGACGATTTCCCGCCAGATAGGGGCAGGCGAGAGCACTGTTCGGACTGCATTGGCAGAGCTGGAAACAGATGGTTGGCTTAGCAGAAAGCAGCGCCGTGCCGGTAACAGGAACGCCAGCAATGTTTATCAGCTGAATGTTGCCAAACTCAAGGCCGCTGCTCATGCGTCAGAATCCGACCCCTCAAAATCTGACGGGTCAAAATCTGATGGCTCAAAATTCGACGGGTCAGAATCTGGCAAGAATGGCACTTTTGACCCACCAGAATCTGGGGGCGATCCGTCAGTAAATTCAACACCTGATCCATCAAGTAAAAACACTTTTGGGCAACCGCCGCTGGCGGCAGCCCGAGATGAGAATCTTTCTAAAGAAATTAAATTCACCGATGAAGCTATCGAGGTGCTTAAACATCTGAATCAGCTCACGGGGGCCAAGTACACCACCATAAAAACCAATCTTCAGAATATTCGTGCTCGTTTGACTGATGGTCATGACAAGCAATCACTGCTGCTAGTTGTTGATTATCTGGTAAGCCGCTGGTTGGGTACTGAGTGGGCGAAATTCTTGAATCCTGAAACTATGTTTCGCCCGACTAAATTCGATGGAAACTTACTGGCTGCCAGTGCTTGGCACAGTGAGGGTAGGAAATCTCCATCGCAACAGCTTCAGGCTGCAGATCACACCGAGAGAGATGCGGCTTATAAACGTTTTATTTCTGGTACCGGTCAAAACGTTAAGCCAAGCCAACTGGAAGTAACCGTAAGCGGTGAAGCCAGCAAAGCAGGCATCCGTTCAATGAACGCCAGTTTTGCGGTTCAGCGTTGGAACTCCATCTGGAAAGAATGCAGCCAGCGCATGAGTGGGGAGGACGCAGCATGACCTACCAAGTTATTTATGCCGATCCACCGTGGCCATATCGAGATAAAGCTAAAAGCGGCAAACGTGGTGTTGATTTTAAATACGAAACTATGAACCTTGCTGATATTTGCCGCCTGCCGATTTGGGAGATAGCTGGTGATAGCTGTTTGTTGGCTATGTGGTGGGTACCGACTCAACCACTGGAGGCATTAAAAGTTGTTGAGGCTTGGGGATTCAGGCTGATGACAATGAAGGGTTTCACTTGGCACAAAACCAACAAGAGAAAGGGCAACAGTGCGATCGGTATGGGCCACATGACCCGCGCTAATAGTGAAGATGTGTTGTTTGCTGTGAAAGGCCGTTTGCCTGAACGCTTGAATGCGGCTATTTGTCAGCATCAAACAGCCCCACGGGGTGAGCACAGTGCCAAACCTGATATTTTCCGCGATCTGCTTGTCTCTCTGTTAGGGGATGTTCCCCGCATAGAGCTGTTTGCCAGAACGCAGGCTGAGGGCTGGGATAGTTGGGGTAATGAGTGCATCAATAGTCTGGAATTAACCCCTGCCACTATTCTGGCTGCACCACAAAACCAGCTACAAAATATTCCTGAAATTATTCCGGTACCGGAAAGCGGGGTGATGGTTTGAAACTCACCCTGCCATTCCCACCATCAGTTAATGGCTACTGGCGCGCCCCAAACAAAGGACCGCTAGCTGGTCGTCACCTAATCAGTGTCGACGGTCGCAAATACCGCAGTGAAGCATTGGCATGTGTGCTCGAGCAATTACGGCGGGTACCGAAAGCCATTACTGGCCATGTAGCCGTAACTATTAATTTTTACCCACCAGATCGGCGCATAAGGGACATGGACAACTACCTGAAAGCACCTCTTGATGCCTTGACGCATGCCGGAGTGTGGGCAGACGACAGTCAGATAAAGCGGATGTTATTGGAGTGGATGCCTATGACTAAGGGCGGGAAGGTAGAAATACAGATCAGCGAGGTACGTGTATGAATACTTACGTAGGCGTTACCGCATCGGTTGTGACTATGAGCAGCCGTGAAATCGCTGTACTGGTAAACAGCAAACACGGTGATGTGAAGCGCTCTGCAGAACGTCTATGCGCAGGCGGTATTTTAACCGCGCCGTTGGCGCAGTTCGATTTTGAGCACAACGGTAACCAGTATTTTGAGTATCGGTTCAATAAGCGCGATTCTTTGGTATTAGTTGCCCGACTATCCCCTGAATTCACTGCTGCAGTGGTTGACCGCTGGCAAGAGCTGGAACAGAACCTGATCCCCCAAACCTTGCCAGAGGCTTTGCGCCTGGCGGCTAATTTGGCAGAAGAAAAGCAGCAACTTGAAAATCAGCTTTCTATAGCAGCGCCAAAGGTCGAATTTGTCGATCGCTATGTTAAAGCTAATGGTTCAATGACATTCCGGCAGGTAGCTAAGCTGTTGAATGCTAAAGAGCATGAATTTAACTGTTTTCTACTGAATCAACACATTATGTACCGTTTGAACGGTGCATTAACACCACGTCAGTATCACAGCGACTTAGGGCGATTTGAGGTTAAGACCGGTACTAATACCATCAATAATCATGCATTCGCCCAATCCCGTTTTACACCGAAGGGCGTTAAATGGGTTGGTGGATTATGGGCTGAGTATCTAGCTAAAAAAGGTGCTGCATGAGGGCATTATTAACCCCATTCATTCAGCATGAGCTTGGTGTTGTGATATTGAAGCCGGGCGCTGAACTGCTGCCATATTTATCTAGTCGCTTGCTGGTGGCCACTGAGCCGGAGGAATTTAAATCACTTCCATCCGGTCGGCTACCATCAACTGATCAACAACTAGCTAATGATCCGCGCTTTTTGCCATTCTTTGAGCAGGAACGGGTTATTAACGCCGCTGGTGGGCCTCTAGTGTTGGAGGCGTGGGTTAAGCAGATGAAAGAGTGCCAGTGGCATGATTCGGATGATTCCCACGTTCAAAATCTCACGACATTACGCTATGGTCAGCGTTCTATTCGTCTGTGTTGGCATCATGATAATAAGCTGAGAGAGCACACACTTCCCCGATTAGAGCAACTAGCAACAACCAATCTCATCACTTGGATAATCTCGACTGTATGCAGTCATTTTCGGCTTCCGGAGGGCCACCAGCTCACCATGCCGGAGCTATGTTGGTGGGCTGTCGTTAATGAGGTTTCCGATCTCCTCCCCGATTCAATCGCTCGAGCAAGTTTGCGGATGCTGCCAGCAGTGATGAAGTCAGGCCCAACAAGGGAGAGTGATATCACTTGGACGCCAAACCCGACACAAATCATTGAAACCAAGGTGGAACAGGTTAAGAAAGTGCTGGTGCTGAAAATTGATGATGAGCCACCAGCCAGCTTTATGCGCATCCCTAAGCGGTATCGGTGGGAAAGCGCCAAGTGGCTTAAGTGGGTTAAATCCCAGCAATGCTGTGGTTGTGGTAACTCTGCTGACGACCCTCACCACATCATAGGACACGGGCAGGGCGGCATGGGGACCAAGGCCCACGACCTTTTCACTATTCCTCTTTGCCGCGGCTGCCACGATTCACTGCATGCTGATATGCGGGCGTGGGAAGCGGAACATGGAAGCCAAATTGAGCTGTGGTTTCATTTTATGGACCGGTCTATCTCGATCGGGGCAATGGCCTGATGGTCATCATGTGTGGAGTAAAACAATGAACCAGCAATATCTTCAGTATGTTAGAGGTGCATTGTCGATAGCTCTTGCTGATATATGCGGAAACAGCAAGGGACAGTTGGCGGCGTTTGATGGTGCGGCACTAGCCAGAACAACACGACTTAAGCGACAGAGGGTTAGAAATGTTGAGGTTGGAGGGCGTAGAGTTTGCCAAGAAACTGAGCCGATGCACTGCCCAGAAACCCGATCACGTAAAAGCCAGATTATCCCGTTAGATCCACTTACGTACTGCACAAGTGCATGGCGTAGAGCGATTTTCAAGCTAGAGCCACATCAGGCTGCATGGATTCGTTATTGCTACTCCTTCGATCTGACATTCGGTTATCAAGTCGAAATATGTCGCTTTATATGGAATGAGTATCAATCGCAACTAGAGAAGAAGCCAATAACAGCGAAAGTACGGCGCAGAGCAGAAAGCCTCGTATGGTTAGCTGTGCAGCAAACAGCCGGTATAGGTAACTTGTTACATAGGGAAGAGTATTCATATTCAGAGCTGGCGGGGTTGGTGGGGGTCCAGCGCAATAATTGGACGATGCACTATGCGTCTCATTGGGAGTCGCTATTGAGGCTGGTCGAAAGTTTAGATAGTGATTCCCTTAACTGTGTTGCACTCATAAAGCGGGAAGATAGAAACATTTAGCGACATGATACTTGCAAAAGTGAACAAAGTAGGCCATATTTAAAGCATATTTGATATATTGCCACTAATTTAATTTATAACCTCGCTTCGGCGGGGTTTGTCATTAATGAATCCTAGTTCATAATGAACACTTCATATCCATTTTGGAGTGTTTATGCCTTTCTCAAATCTCATTGAGTCTGAGTTTTATAGGAGACTCTACACCGTAGTTAGACCATCCCAGCCTATAGATGCTACAGAGTTTTTATTTGGGAGAGATCATCAATATTCAGATATGAAGACATCAATTTTTGCTCCCGGACGGCATAGTTTTATTTACGGGAACAGGGGTGTTGGTAAATCTTCTTTGGCACATTCAGTGGCCTACGATTTTCAAGAGCAAACTGATCCGATATTGCTTAGTTGTGAACCATCTTCAACAATGGTTTCGATAGTGACTGATGCTGTTCGAGAGGCGTCAATTAAAGGAAAGAATAAAAGTGAATGGGCTGTAACGGTATCGATTGGAGTTGGTGGTACAGGTATTAAATTTGAGAAAAAAGGTTCTAGTGAATCCAGAGATATAAATATAGTTGATACATCTTCGGCTGTTTATGCTTTGGAATATTTACAAGAAATCCATTCTGATATGCCTTTCTTGGTCGTCGATGAATTTGACCGAATCGAAGATGTAAAGGAGAGAGAGAAGTTTGGTACCTTACTAAAGCAAATGGGCGATAAAAAGTGTAATGTTAAGTTTATTTTCACTGGGATAGCAGAGTCGTTTCAAGAGTTATTATCTGGACACGCATCAAGTTCAAGGCAAATACACGAATTAAAACTTGATCCTTTATCATGGGATGGTCGATATGCAATTGTTGACCGAGCATTTAGCGAGTTTGGCTTAATTGTTCCTGATGATATAAGATTTCGTATTGCAGGTCTAAGTGACGGATACCCTCATTACATACATTTAATATGCGAAAAAATGTTAAGCCTCGCCTATGAAAATAACATTAAGAAAATAGATTACTCTATATTTATTACAGGTCTTGACCGAGCTGTTCGTTCGGTAGCTCAGGCGTTGAGAGGGCCATACGAAAAAGCAACATCGGCAAGAGATATCCAATTTTCTTATGTTCTGTGGGCTGTGGCAGATTCCGCTGATTTACAAAGAAAAAAGACAGATATACTCCAATCATACGAGAGTGTTATTAAGCAGTTGAAAAAAGAACCTGTAACAGATGAATCGTTTTCTAGAATGTTATTATCTCTGAAAAATGAGGATTTTGGCGAAGTTGTAATCCCAGCCTTTGGTGGAAAACGAAAAGGTTGGTATCGATTTAATGAAAATATGCTTCGTGGTTATGTAAGAATGTGTGCTGAAGTTAATAAAATTAGATTGGATTTTGAAACTAATGTCACAAGTAATGAGCCTACGGCTCAAGTTAGAATAAGTACTAGAGGCAAGAAAACGATTTCTCAGGTTGAGTCTGATTATGAGAGAGAGATTAATGAAATTAAGCGAAAGCTTAAGTTCGAATAATAACTCAACATGTAATCATGCCAACATAATATGCGGTCAGCACATTGGTAGGTGTTGACGCCGGAACCGTAACCGGCTTCAAATTATAGTTAACCACATGAAATCGTTAACGTACGTGTTCAGGCTCGCTTCGGTGAGCTTCATTATCTTGGGATAAAAGTCATCCCTTGTACTGCGTTAAGAAAATTCCTACGCAAGTCAACCCCTGCTCCGATGGTTAATAATCCCCCAAAGAACGACAATGAATCATGAAAGCAAAATAAAAAAATTGATCTTCGTCATTGTTTTTTGTGTTTTGCTAAAAGACTCTACAATTATTTAATGTAAATGGTTAAATCCACTTTGGGACATGAAGTGAAAAATCAATTGACCGGACTGACTCTGTTGACCTCTCTGATTGTAGGTATAACGACAGCGCATGCAGCACCCCCAACAGCTGAATTAAAAGTTAAAGGGAAGATAGGTGTCCCGACATGTAATATTAATGCACCAGACAGCGGTGTTTATAATTTTGGTAATATAAGTTCAACTCAGATTAAATCAGGCACAACAACGACTGAATTACCTAAAATGAGTAAAAGTTGGACAATAATCTGTGATGCCCCGACTTACCTGAACGTAACCCCTGTTGATAATCGGGCAGCTACAGCGAGTTCGACTGCAACTAAGGCGAGATTTGGTCTGGGTTCTATCAACGGCAACGGAAAAATTGGATTCTACTGGGTGGTGCTGTCGAATGCCAAGGTTGATAATCAGCCATCCAATCTGTACGACACGAGTACCAATGCTTTTACTTCTGTTGCCACCTCAGTACATCTTTGGTCTGGTTCTGTTACAGGCTGGGCATCTGCTGCAAACACCCAAACGGCAGGTAAAGTATTTAGTGCTGATTTTGAGGTCCAACCGGTATTGGCTGGTGTAACTGATATGAAAGGCACTATCACTGAAGATACTAAAATTGATGGCTCTCTTACGATGAACTTTGCTTTTGGTATCTAGCATCGCAATCTAGTTAGAGATTATCGATACGCAATACAGTCTTATCGGTATGTACTACTGCTTCACATCCTTATGCGTTATCAATTTTACCATCCGTTATGAAATTATCACGGATAACCATTTAAAGGCTCACTTCGGTGGGCCTTTTCTGTTTTAGCCCATCAGTCACCCAACAACTCCACACACACATTACTCCGCATGAGTGGTTGCACTGGTGGGCTAAATTCCTTAACTACGCGCCCAACCCGCAGAACGGGAGGGGGAGATATGAAAATGCATAACAACCCTGACCTTATGGACATCATCACCAAATGGATTGCCGCACATCGTCTCGAATTGGGCTATGGCGGTATCGCTGGGATTATTGCTTGGTTGCGCGGTCGGTATAACGAAAAACCGTGGCGTAGATGCTTTCTCGATGCGCTGATGTGCGCGGCTATAGCGTTTGCAGTGCGGGACGTACTTGATTTTTTCGGGTTATCGCCAGACCTCGCTTACATCTCAAGCGTCATCATCGGTTATCTCGGTACAGATTACTTATCCAGCTTATTTAAATGGAAGGTAACAGGCAGGCCGATTGAAGAAGGGAAGGATAATGACAAGTAATTTCAGGTTCAGTCAACGCAGTGAGAGCAACCTCAAGGGCATTAACTCAAACTTATTAAAGGTAGTTCGCCGTGCGTTAGAGATTTCAACAGTCGATTTCAGTGTGATTGAAGGACTGCGTACAGTAGAACGGCAGAGAGAGCTGGTGGACACTGGCAAGAGTCAGACGATGAATAGCCGTCACATCTCTGGCAATGCTGTAGACCTTTTCCCTGTTGGCGGTGACTGGAACAACTATAAGTGCTGGCTACCGGTTCTCAATGCTATGCAGCAGGCGGGTAAAGAGTTAGGCGTTAAGCTGCGTTTCGGTATTACATGGACTGATAACCCAAATGATAAGCCTGCTAAGTTCTTGGATGCGCCTCATGTTGAGATACCAGCATGAAAGAGACCTTATTGGGATTGATAGCTGCTGTACTGGTGATTTCCGTTTTAGTCGGCGGCGGTTACTGGTGGGGCAGTGATAGCAAAAATACAGAGTGGTCTCTTAAATGGGCTGGCCGTAACCAATCGGACCTAGAGGCAGAGAAAGCCGCTAAAAAGAGCGCAGCCGAGAAAGAGGCTCAACTTCAAGCCGCACAAACAGCCGGATTAAAAGCATATCAACAAGGGGTAGCAGATGCTGAGAACAAAGCAAAAGGCACTATTGCTGCTTATCGCGCTGGCAATATCAAGCTGCAAAGGCGTTTCGAGTGTCTCGCCGCTTCAGTTGGGGATATGTCCGTTACTCCCGCCAGTGGACAGCTCACTGATGCAGCCCGAGACTGCGGATTTTCAGATTCAGATGTCGGGTTTCTTATTTCAATCGCTGAACGAGCCGACAAGTTAGTCGAGAAGCTCACCGCACTGCAAAAGGTTGTTACTGACGACCGGCTAATAATCAACAGCACCAAGTTTCAATAGTGCATGCCTGAGTGGAAAGCAAACATGAAAGTCCCCGTTCAGAAGTCAATCAGTCCCACTATTTCCGCTGAATATGCTGAAGAAGCCTACAAAGAGTACCGTGCACAGTTTGGCAGTAGTCAGTCACTTGAGCGCCTGTACGAACGTGGTGGATTCAGTTATGCAGAAATGGTGATGCTTTTATACCAGCGCATCAAACGCTTAGAGGGGAACGGTAATGTATGACTTACCGGGTACTGGAACATTCATTGCATTTGGCTGCATCTGCGCTGTTGTCGGCAGGGGAGTGATTGAGTTCATTCTCTGGCTGTTCAGTTTTGTACACATCAGCATTGCTTAGTGTAACCCCAAGAATACTGGTTCTATGATGTTTGACAAAAGTATAAACATTTCCATAATTAAAATGTGATAGGCCATAAAAAGTGAGTAACTAAATGAAAAAAACATTGTTAATCATTTTGTTATCAAGTTCTCTTGTATCTTTTAATGCGCTGGCTAATTTTACAGGTCCAAGCGTTACAGGACAGGTTAGTACAGTACAGCAAGCAATGAATGCTCGTGTTGGTAGTTACATTACTCTTACTGGACATATAGTGTCCCATCAGCGTGGGGATTACTTTACGTTCCGAGATGATTCAGGAACCTTACGAGTAGAAATAGAGAATTCTGTATGGCGTAACAGGGATATAGGGCCAGACACAAGAGTGAGGCTACTTGGTGAGATTGATACTGGTCCAGCTGGACGTTATTTGTGGGTAAAATCTTTGGATTTAGTTAATTAATAAGCTTGGCGATGCCCATCACGTCAGGCATGGAGTACACCGCCTTGGCAGTGATGACTTAGTATCAGGGATACAATCTCAGTAATTTAACCTTCAATCAATATTTAACTTATAGCGAGCCACTAGCCTAATAAGCCGGTGGCTTTTCTCTTTAGGGATAGATCATGGCAACTTTTAAGGATTTATCCAATCAGCTTCAGCAGATTAAAAAACAGATACCTTTTGCTACTGCTCAGGCTCTAACAAGCGTTGCGCGGCAGATTGCCGCCGCTCAGAAGGTGGGTATGCAACGCAATCTGGATAACCCAACACCTTTCACCGTTAGTTCTGTTGGTTCATTTGGGGCTCGTAAAGACCGATTACAGGCCAAGGTGTTTGTGCGTGATATTGCTGCCAGCTATCTCGAGCCGTTCGAGTTCGGTGGTCAGCACAAGCTCAATGGTCAGGCGTTGCTCAATCCCAAAAACATAAAGCTGAATAAGTTCGGCAACTTAGCCCGTAATAAAACGCAGCAGCTCAAGGCTAAAGAAAATGTCTTTGTTGGTGAGGTGAATGGAGTTAGTGGTTTCTTCCAGCGTAAGAAAGGGAAGAAGAGCAAAAAGGTTAAGAAGCGCCAAAAACGCTCCCCCAATGGTGTGCATCGTGCCAGAGAGAAACAAAGAGCACCTAAGTTGCTGATTCAGTTTGGTGATGCATTGGCGGTCAAACCAACGCTTGGATACTTCGACCGAGCAAACGCAATGGCACAGGCTTTGATGCCCGGTGCATTAAGCCTAGCAATCGAACAGGCACTGAAGACTGCAAAGTGATCAACCACATGATAGCTATTATCATCTAGAAAAAAATGGGTCCTTCCTGCGACTTTTCTAATGTACGGGCATTGCGCGCCGTGCAGTTTTACCAGCTATAAATTTTTCATTTTGTGTCCCATGTCCCATGTGCATAGTTATGCAACTACAATCCTCAGCCCTTGTGCTGTGCGGCTTTCGCTATTTTTCTGCGTGGGACATTGTGGATGGGACACAAAAAAATGTCCCACGGCAATGTCCCATGTCCCACAGAGGCAATTTTCACCATGAGCACAATGACGCAGGTTGACTACGCCAAACATGCTGGCGTTGATCGGAAGACGGTAAGCCGCTGGATTAAGGCCGGAAAATATATTGTTCTTGATGGTGATCTGGTCAACGTTGAGGAAAGTGATAAAGCGGTAGCGACTTTACGAGACGGCAAAGATCCCCGGACTAAAAACGCCAGCAAAAGTAAACCAGTCAAAGTGAAATCCGCTGATATGGATGACAGTACCGATGCGACTATCAAAGAGATCATGCTCGCCAATGGGGTTGAATGGACGCGGGAAGAGGCCGCAAGGGTAAAAGAGAATTACCTAGCGTTACTGACCAAGTTGGAGTTTGAGAAAGAAGACGGACAGCTGGTGGAGCTAACGGTCGCAGAGGGTATTTTGTTTGATGCTTTTCGTGCTCAGCGAGACGCTTGGATGAACTGGCCGTCAAGGGTGGCTCCTTTGATGGCGGCTGACTTGGATGTTCCCGCCGACAGAATGACCGAGGTGTTATTAGAATATGTCCATAAACACATCTCTGGCCTCGGCGAACCTGAGTTTAACGCAGAGCAAACATGACAGACTACTCCGCAGCGTTCGTAAGGGCTGGACACCACCACCCCGTATTAGCGTGCCCGATTGGGCTGATAGGTACCGTAAACTAGCAAAAGAAGCTGGCAGTACATCCGGTGACTGGGACACTTCAACCGTAGAGATCGCCCGAGGCCCTATGCTGGCGGCGACGGAATCCGGCGTTCATATCATTACCGTGATGTGCTGCACCCAGTTGATGAAGACCGCATTACTTGAAAATCTGTTTGGTTACTTCGCCCATCTTGATCCTTGTCCGATGTTGTTATTGCAACCTAAAGAGGATGCGGCCGAGCAATTTTCTAAAGAACGCATTACCCCCTTGATCAGGGTCACACCCGCTCTTCGCCAGCTCGTTGGTGGCAACAAGCAGAAAAATTCAAAAGAGACATTGCTGTATAAATCCTTTACGGGGGGCTTTTTGGCATTGGCGGGGGCCGGTAGCCCGGATAACCTTGCCCGTCGTCCTATTCGTGTATTGCTGGCGGATGAGGTGGATAAATACCCCATTACCCGTGAGGGTGACCCGATAACGTTGGCAGAAGAGCGCACCGCGACGTTTGGCCTCAACTGGTTATCTGTTCGCGCCTGTTCTCCGACTGTTGAAGATGAAAGCCGCATTGCGGCAAGCTACGAGGAATCAGATCAGCGCCGAGCATCGATGGCTTGTCCGCATTGTGGTCACCGTCAATTCCCTGAATTCTTCAAACATGTTCACTGGCCATCTGAGGGGGATAAACACAATACCAAGTTAGCCATGATCCACTGTGAAAGCTGTGGCTCAGGTTGGTCAGAGGGCGACCGTCTGAGAGCGCTCCGCACTATTGAGTGGCACCAGACAAAGCCGTTTGAATGCTGTGGTCAGCGTCATGTCCCGCTAAATAATTACGAGCAAGCTTGGCACGTCGATGATCAGGCAGCTGTCGGTATTGTGTGGCGATGGTCTGAGTCTGAGCGTCACGCTGTTCATCGAGCAATTTGTCCTGATTGCGGGGCGTTGGGGGTCGAGAATATCCATGCGGGTTTTCAGGCATCCAAATTATTTAGTCCGTGGCAGAAAGATAAACCGTCGGATATTGCTGCTAAATACCTTAAAGCCAAGGGTGATCCAGATAAAGAATTGGCTTGGTGGAATACCCAAATGGGCCTGCCTCATCGACCCAACTACGGTAAACGTCTTCCCGTGGATGAGCTGCTATCGCGAAGAGAGGTTTTTGATGCTGAAGTTCCTGATGGCGTTGCTGTCCTGACGGCGGGCATTGATACGCAGGCTGACCGGTTAGAAATTGAAGTGGTTGGCTGGGGAAAGGATGAAGAGAGTTGGTCTGTGGCATTTGATGTTATCGAGGGTGACCTCGAAACAGCAGAACCTTGGCTTCGGCTTGATGCCTATCTGAAGCAAATATGGCGACGGGCAGATGGACGTGGTTTTACCATCATGGCCGCTTGTCATGACTCCGGCGGTAACCACACGCAAAAAGTCTATGAATTTGCCAAGGAGCGTTTAGGTCGCCGGATATGGGCCATCAAAGGGGAGTCAGCCACTGGTGGTAAGCGTTCTCCTATTTGGCCCAACAAGCGGCCAACCTCTAAAAATCGTTCGCAGTTCCGTCCGGTCATTATTGGGGTTAACTCGGCAAAAGATTCTATTCGCGCCCGTCTTCATCTTGATAAGCCGGGTCCAGGATATATGCACTTTTCAACCGATCGGGATATGGGGTATTTCAGCCAGTTAACGGCTGAGCGCTTGATCATGAAAGAAGCTGCTGGTCAGCGGTACAGCGTTTGGGATCTGCCACATGGTAAAGCTAACGAGGCGTTGGACTGTCGAGTTTATGCTTATGCTGCCCTTGCGGGCTTGTTCCATTTAGGGCTGAAATTAAATACCCGCGCACTGCTGATCGAGTCCGAACCCGATAAAATTTTACATCCTGCTCCACCTGAACAGGAAGAGAAAATCAGTCTGCGTCTGCCGGGTGCCACTATCACTGAACCTGAAGAACTTCAACGTAAACCTCTATATAAACGCCTGGCTCGTTAAAAAGGAATCCCATGTTCGATCCCAACTCCAGTTTATTGGCTGGTGATCTGACGCGTGAGCAATTACGGTCCGCGTTAAAACTGGCACAGCAAGCCTATCTTGAATTATCAACCGGCGGGAAGGGTGTTTCTTTCTCCTACGCACAAGGGGATGGCACCCGCTCAGTGAGTTATCAGCCAACCGATATTGGTCAACTTACCTCCCTTATCCAGCTTCTTCAGGCCCAATTGGGTATCGTTCATCGTCCACGCAGGACGATAAGGTTTAGGTACTGATGAAAAATGAAGTCAGGATACTTGGCCCCAACGGTCAGCCCTTACCCTCTTCGAGCGGTCGCGCATCAATGTTGAATGGCTCCAGAGGCGTTCCCTATGACGCAGCTGATCAATTCAGTGACACGATGGCCAACTGGCAACCGTCATTGTGGTCACCTGATAACGAAATCAATACCTCTCGCGATCAGGTCGTCGCCCGCGTTCGGGATATGGTACGTAATGATGGCTGGGCCTCGGGCAGCGTGACCCGTATTTTGGATAATGCTGTTGGTGCCTCTTTCCGTCCGCTGGCCAAGGTTGATTATCGGACGCTGGCACTGATGACTGGCAATCCTCAATTTGACGCGAAATGGGCGGATGAATATGGGCGAGCCATTGAGGCCGGCTGGCGAATCTGGGCCAATGATCCGGGGCGTTATTGCGATGTGGAAAGAAAGAAAACAGTTTCTCAACTGTTGCGACTTGGTTTCCGCCATAAGTTGATAGACGGTGATGCGCTCTGCGTTATGCAATATCGACCTGACCGCCTTGGCTATGGTCGCGCGCAGTATGCCACGACCATGCAGATCATTGACCCTGATAGATTAAGTAACCCTCAGCAAAATTTCGACATGCTGAATGTTCGCGGTGGGGTAGAAATTGATGAGGATGGGGTACCTATTGCTTACCACATCCGAAAGGCCCACATGGGTGACTGGTGGAGTGGCAAGGAAACCATGACATGGGAGCGCATCCCGCGCGAAACCGACTGGGGCCGACCCATTGTTATTCATGATTTTGATGGTGATCGGGCCTCCCAACATCGGGGGATCAGTATTTTTACACCGGTAGTCCAGCGCCTGAAAATGCTAATCAAATACGATGGGGTAGAGCTCGAAGCTTCTATCCTTAATGCCGTATTCGGTGCATACATCACTTCACCCTATGATCCACGCTTGTTCGAAGACGGATTACATACTGATGATGTGCTCGAGTATCAGGATATGCGCGCTAATTTTCACAAAGATAACCGTCTATCGTTACAAAGTGGGGCGCGGCTCCCCATTTTACCGCCGGGGGAAAGCATCACGACAGTGAACGCTGCGCGACCAAGTAGCAACTTTGCGGCATTTGAAAGCGCAGCATTACGAAATGTTGCTGCCTCACTGGGTATTTCTACCCAACAACTGACCCAAGATTGGTCTGATGTTAACTACAGTTCAGCCCGTTCCGCCATGCTAGAGGCTTGGAAAACCCTGACCCGCCGTCGCGATGACTTTGCGACAGGTTTCGCTCAGCCTATTTTGTCGTGCTTTATCGAAGAGTTGCATGATTTGGGTGAGGTTCCTTTGCCTGATGGTGCACCTGATTTTCTCGCGGCCAAAGCCGCCTATTGCCGTGCGCAGTGGATGGGACCCGGCCGTGGTTGGGTTGATCCTGTGGCTGAGAAGAAAGGAGCCATTCTCGGGATGGAAGCCGGACTCTCTACTCTCGAAATGGAGGCGGCTGAAAACGTGGGTGAAGACTGGGAGGAATTACTAGATCAGCGCCAGCGAGAACGTGAGGCATACATTGAACGTGGGTTGCCGATCCCTACATGGTTGCAAGCTGAAACCTTTGCACCCGATCAACAACAAAAACCGGAGGCACAGTGAATCTTCCACATTTAGCCCAGCGACTCTTTAACACCCCGCTGGCACTTCATCCGCACAAGGCTGAAGTCGTTATGGCGGCATTGACTGACCGGTTCGGATTGACGCGCATTCAGTCTAATACCGATTGGGCCGACGAAGAGGATGATTTCTTTTCACGCAAAGGCCGTGATTGTGGTTATGACGTCATCGAGGGCATAGCAGTTATTCCGATTCAGGGCACGTTGGTGCAAAAGTTAGGCACCCTGCGACCTTATAGCGGCATGACAGGCTATGACGGCATTCGGGCCAGCTTTCTGACCGCAATGAATGATGATGCGGTTAAGGGCATTTGTTTTGACATTGACTCTCCGGGCGGTGAAGTCGCCGGCTGTTTTGATTTGGTCGATGAAATCTATGCTGCCCGAGGCGCTAAACCCATCTGGTCAATCCTGTCCGAAAATGCTTATTCAGCTGCTTATGCACTGGCCAGTGCGGCGGATAAAATTATCGTCCCGCGAACGGGCGGCGTCGGTTCTATCGGTGTCATCGTGATGCATGTTGACTGGTCGCAACGCATAAAAAGTGATGGGGTGCAGGTCACGATAATCACTTTTGGCAGCCGAAAAGCTGAGTCAAACCCTTGGGAACCTTTAAGCGAAGAGGCGAAAAAAGCCATTCAGTCAGATGTTGACGAGATGGGGCGCCTGTTCGTGAGTACCGTTTCCCGCAATCGCGGGATAGCAGAGAGAACCATCAGGGATACCGAGGCGGCCTGTTTCTTGGCCGCAGATGGTGTGCAGTTGGGGTTGGCTGATCAAGTTGCCTCACCTGATGTCGCATTCCGCGATTTATTAACATTGGTTGGAGAAAAGTAATGGCGAAAATTAAAGGATTTTCACACCTGTTTGGCCGTGGGGCCAAAGCATCAGAAGAGACTGAGGACGATAAGGAAAAGTCCAAAAAGGCCAAAGGTCGTCAGGCTGAAGAGGATGAAAAAGATCCTGACGCTGAAGAGGACGCTGACGATTCAAACGATAACCCTGATGATCAGGATGAAAAGGACCCTGATGCCGAGGACGACAGCGATGATGCTGACGCGGATGAAGGGCGTGACGATGACGGTGATGATGATACCGATGACCGTAATGTCAAAAAAGGTCGCAGTGCTGAGCGTCGACGCTGTGCGCGTATCTTTGGCAGCAAACATGCTACAGGGCGCGGAGATTTAGCGGTTTCTCTGGCGCTCAATTCCGGTATGAGTTCTGCTGCAGTGATCCGTGTGCTTGCTTCCACCGCAGTGACAGCACCTGCATCAACCCCTCGTAAACGTTCTTTGGATGAGCGGATGCAGGCCCACGGCAATACACAGCTTGGACAAGACACCGCAGCCGGATCAAAAGGCGCTTCGCTGGTCAATAAAATGACCAATCTTTATGACTCAGTAAAAGGTAAAAAATAATGGATCACTTTGGCCAAAACCCTTTTCAGCCGGGCATGCGCTCATCATTGTTTGTACCGGATCAGTTAGTTGCCGGACCACTACAACTGGTCACTGATACTGTCGTTATTGTTCAGGCGGCTGCAATACATTTACGGGGTACTGTGATGGGTAAAATCACGGCATCAGGCGAATACATCAAGTCAGTAAAAGATGCGGATGACGGCAGCGAAGTGCCGGTCGCCATCCTCGTCGATAATGTGGATACAACGACTACCGCCCAGCGCGGGGGCGTTTATCTGATGGGACAGTTCAATCAGAACGTGATCATTCACGATGCTTCATGGACGTTGATCGAGTTAAAAACGGCACTGCGTTCGTATTCAATCTTCCTCGAAGACAGCATCCAAGCACCCGTTTAAAACCTCATTTTCTTAATTTGCACCCAATGCCATTCATCTGGCAGGGATCTGCTCGTCTTCAATCTTTGTCTGGCGGCTCTGGCTGCCAGCAAATTAAAAGAGATACTTCATGAATAATATTTACGATACCAATGTGTTGGTGGGTCTGGTTCCCAACCTAAAAACCAGCCAAAACTGGTTACTCGATCGTTTCTTTCCCAATGTGGTGACTTATGAAACCGAAGAGGTTTCCATCGATGTTGATATTGGTAAACGTCGTATGTCTCCTTTCGTTTCCCCGTTAGCTGAAGGGAAGCTGGTGGAGAGTCGCAAGTATCAAACCAATACCTTCAAACCAGCTTACATCAAAGACAAGCGCGCGCCTGATTTGCGTAAACCTATCCGCCGCCAGATGGGGGAGCGCATTGGTGGGGAATACACCGCCGCAGAGCGTGAAATGTTAAATATCCAGTTTGAAATGGAAGACCAAATCGACATGATTAACCGTCGTCTGGAATGGATGGCAGCCAACGCGCTGACTAAATCTCAGATTACCGTGGTGGGTGAAGGATTCCCGACAACTGTTATTGATTTTGGGCGCTCCAGTAATCTGACCATCACATTGAGTGGGTCAGATAAATGGCCATTATCTGTAGCCGCAGGCACGACAAATACTCAGCCATCCGATGATATTGAAGATTGGCAAACGCTGATGTTGAAAGAGTCTGGGGCGGTGGCTACTGACTTGGTCTTTACAACCGCCTCATGGAAAGCGTTCCGTCTCGATACCACCATTAAGGACAATGCTATTACCTTCCCAGCATTGAGTCCGTTTGGTAATCAGGTCGATGCCGGTCCGCGCGTCAATAAAGGCGCGGTTTATAAAGGCCGCTGGGGCAACTTTGATTTATGGCTGTATAACGATTGGTTTATTGACCCTGTTGATGGCATTGAGAAACCAATGATCCCTAATGGCGCTGTATTGATGGGTAGTGCTGATTTGATGGGGACTCGCGCCTTTGGTCTCATTCTGGACCCTGCGTTTAATTACGGTCCTTTGGCTTTTGCACCAAAATCATGGGTTATGCCCGATCCTGCGCAGCGTTACCTGTTGATGCAATCTGCTCCGTTGGTGATTCCAAGCCGGGTGAATGCCTCACTTTGTGCAACGGTGGTGTGATATGGCAAAAACACCAAGCAAGCAGCAAGCCAGCATTAACGAACTGGGCGGCTTGCCGCCCGAGTTCGATGCTGGTTCTCAGCAGGAATCGCATGTTGTGACGGATAATAACGAAACACAGCCTGACCCAGATGCGTTAAGAGGTACATCAACTGGGGATGAGTCTCATAAAACACCTGAAATATCAGATAACCAGAGCAATAGTTCTGCTGAACCTGATATTCAGGAACGTACCACAGAGAACGAGACGGAAAGTAATGATCCTTCTGACGACAGTGACGAGTTGGAGGTTGTTGTTGTAAAAGGTCAGACTCTGCGCCATAGCGGGGAAACGCATGCTGAGAATAGCCGTTTATTCCTGCTGCATGAGGATGCTAAACGACTGATTAATCTGGGTGTGGTAGCCGATGTGAAAGCGTTACGTCAGCAGGCGGCTAGCTCGATGGGTCCCTCAGTCACCGTCGATGATGGTGTGAAGATAAATCGGGGTAGCTGATGGGTATCAACTGGGATCAGCATCTTCTCGCCCCCTTGCATTCGGTGTTTGGTGACCCGGTTGATTACCGCCCCCAAGGTGATAAGCCAACTTATACCATCAGCGGCATCTTTGATCGGGCCTATACGACCATCGACACGCTGGATGATGGTAGCACCATTAACACCACCAACCCCGTTTTAGGGGTAAGGGATAGCGAGTTTCATTCACCACCCAAACAAGGGGACCGGGTATTTATTGGCATCGTTGCCAATGAGCCGGTCAATACCTTGTTTGCCGTAGCGGATGTTCAGCCAGACAGTCACGGTGGCAGCAAGCTCATTCTTAATCGGGTAAAAATATGAATACTGCACACGTCAGGCAGTTGGTTGTCTCTGCTATCAAGGGGAATACAGATGCAGAGACTCGCGTTTATTCCCCGCGTGACTGGCCAACCACCGAGGAGATGTATCCGGTTATTCTGGTGCAAACCCTTATCGAGGAAAAGCAGTCATTAGGCCGTAACGCTCCCCAATTCAACACCATCACCACCGTGCGCATTACAGGCCGGTTGCAAGAGTTGGACGGTGAAAATGAGAATGACGGGGCGAATAAGGCAGAGTTGTCGCTTGAGCGGTTGCGAGAACAAATTGAACGAGCGGTAATCAACAGTTACGACCTCACACGCCAAATACAGCAGTTTGCCCGAGTTCGATCAACCATTGATCTGGATTCGAGTGGTGAAGGGCATATGGCTCAACTACTGATGGAGCTGGATATTGAGTATTACCAAGGCCCAGAGGATTTTTACCCCATTGTGGGCGATCCACTGGAGGGCATCGATATCACTATGTCTATGCCAGATGGCACCACTCAACCCGTGGTATCAATAGACCTTTCGGAGTAAACCCCATGATTGTTAAACCCGTAGCCGGTCGCACTGTACGCGACCCGGTTAAGGGCACCTTTTTGCCTGAATCCGGCACTGAGGTTCCTGATAACTCATTTTGGCGTCGTCGTTTAAACGACGGTGATGTGGTGCGCGAACAACCTAAAGAGGTTAACCCCGCACCCGAAACCACCAAAGCGGAGAAAACCAAATAATGACTATTCCCTTTAATAATATTCCGAGCAATCTTCGGACGCCGCTTTTCTTCGCTGAATTTGATAACTCACAGGCGAACACGGCGACAACGACGCAGCGAACGTTAATCATCGGCCAGATGTTGGCTTCAGGCTCGTTACCTGCGGATATTCCGGTACTGGTTTCCTCAGTGGCTACCGTGGCGGGGCTAGCTGGTGCAGGTTCAATGTTGCATGGTCAGATGGCTGCATACTTAGCGAATGACATCGCCGGTGAGATCTACATTTTACCGTTGAGCGATGCGGGGTCCATGGTGGCGGCAACAGGTAAGATTACCGTGACCACGCAGGCATCAGCAACTGGGGTTATCTCTTTGTATATCGCGGGGATTCGGGTGCAAGTCGCGGTGGTGGCGACTGATGAGGTAACGGCTATTGCCACTGCATTAACCGCCGCCATCAATGCCGCCAGCGCCTTGCCTGTCACTGCGGCTGCGGTGGACGCGGTCATCACGCTCACCGCTAAAAACAAAGGTGCCCACGGTAACACGATTGATTTACGGCTGAATTATCTGGGCGGTGCAGGCGGGGAAACAACACCAGATAGTTTGGTGCTGACGTTGACACCGATGGCTGGCGGTGCGGGTGCGCCTGAACTGGATGATGCGCTGGCTAACTTGCAGGACAGGACCTTTGATTTCATTATCAATCCGTACACGGACACCGCGTCACTGAATAAAATCAAAGAGTTCTTGTCAGACAGTACCGGCCGCTGGAGTTATGCCGAGCAGCTCTATGGCCATAGCTTTGCGGCTCAATCTGGGACTTATGGGCAACTGACTGCGGCAGGCGAATTGCGTAACGATCAGCATGCTTCTCTGTTGGGGGTCAACGGCTCTCCGACACCAAGCTATATCTGGTCAGCGGCCTATGTCGGCGCTATTGCGCAAAGTTTGCGTAATGATCCCGGACGCCCGTTACAAACATTAGCGATTAGTGGCGTACTGGCCCCGCCGCTGGCCAGTCGCTTTACGCTGACTGAGCGTAATAACCTGCTGCACAGCGGGATCTCCACAGTCACTGTGACGGATGATGGGACAGTTCAGGTGGAAAATATCATTACCACCTATCAGAAAAACAAATATGGCGCGGAAGATGACAGCTATTTACAGATTGAAACCTTATTTTTGCTGATGTTTGTCACTCGCTTCTTGCGTACTCAGGTCACGTCGAAATTTGCCCGCATGAAATTGGCGGCTGATGGTACCCGTTTCGCCCCCGGTTCGGCCATTATCACGCCAAATATTATCCGAGCGGAGTTGATTGCGCAGTACCAGACACTGGAATTCAACGGCTATGTGCAGGATGCCAAAGGTTTCGCCAAGGGGTTGATTGTCGAAAAGAGCGCCAGCAACCCGAACCGAGTGGATGTGCTGTGGACGGGCGTCTTGATCAATCAGCTGCGTATCTTCGCCGTTCTCAACCAATTCCGCCTTCAGGCATCAGCATAAGGACGCATTATCATGGGTGATACTTCCAATCGCCTCGCGGGGACAGCGTATGTCACCGTTGACGGTCTGACTATCATGGTGGCGGGGCAGTTCAAGTACAGCCCCTCAAAATTTAAGCGTGAAACACTGACGGGAATGGATGGGGTGCATGGTTATAAAGAAACCTTTAACGCCCCGTTTATTTCCTGCCAAATCCGCGACAGTGGCGGCACGTCGATCAGTGACCTTAACGATCAGACCAATGTCAATATTGTCTGTGAGTTGGCTAATGGTAAAACGATTATTGGCAGTGGTATGTGGTCGGTCAATACTCAGGAAGTGGACAGCACCGAGGCAACCGCTGATATTCGCTGGGAAGGTGGCTCGGTATCAGTGACGGAGAACTAAGATGTCTGAACTGGAACGCACTAAAACAATCACGCTTGTTAAACCCATTTCTCATGAAGCCACTAAAACCACCTATGAGTTTATCGAACTCGGTGAGCCGGTATTGCTGCAAGTTCAGCAGTTTTATGACGAACAGGCGAAGTCAGGCGCCCTCAGTGCAATGGGGATGCTTATTTCGCTGGTGTCGAATGTGCCGCGTGAAGCGATCAAAAAGATGGCCTTTACCGACTATAAAGCCTGTGAGGTCTACATGATGAGTTTTTTAGCCTACTCCCCCCAGAGGGAGGGTGGGGTAACGAACTCGCAGATGTGACTTATTACTATGGGTGGGGGCCAGCAGATGCTTGGTCCCTGACCTATAGCAGGCTGCAGTGGTGGTATCAGCAAGCGGTCAGAATTAACAAGGTTAAGGCGGGTAAAGATGGGTAATGCATTTGATTTTGAACTGACTGCGTCAGATCAGGCATCGGCCTCCATTCAGCGCATCGAAGAGGCTGTTAAAAACCTCCTTCCCGATCTGGATAAAACGCGCGAGGGCCTTAAGCTGGGTGGGCAGGAGTCGACTGAAGGTATTGATGATCTGAATACTCGCCTCAAAGGAATGGGGCAATTTGCGCGTGACGGGGTGCAGTTTATCGGCGATCTGGTACCGCCCCTTAAAATGGTCGGTGGTTTAACTTTCGGGCTGGGTGGCGCTGCAACGGTTATCAATGTTGTAAAAAACAGTTTGAGTGATTTTGCGAGCACGGGTTACCGCATCGAAACCACGGCTAAAAATATCAGTATGACAACGCAGGCTTTTCAGGAGCTGACGGGGGCCATGATTGAGAACGGCACCGAGCGCAAAGAGGCGGAATCGTCATTAAGTGGTTTGTTCTCACAGGCTAACGATGCGGCACATGGACGCAACGCTGGTTTTCTCGCCATATTATCTCAGGCAGGGATCGGGATCAGCGAGACAAAAGAGGGGTTGGCTGATGTAGATAAATTGGTGACTGACCTCAATAAGCATATGCAAACGCTGTCTCCTGGGCAGCAGGCTCTGTTCGCCAGTAAGTTGAACCTCCCTCCCGAGTTATTGAGTTTATTGCGCAAAACAACTAATGAGGTTAAGCAACTTAAGGATCAGGCTCAAAGAGACGGCTTAATTATCAATGAAAATGACTTAAAGAATGCGGCTGTTTTGAAAGACGAATTTAACCGCACCAGCGCGGCATGGGATGGGCTGATTAGCCGTATGCGTGCAGGGACGGGGGCGTTAATGGCGGGGAGTGGCACGGGCGAAAGGTTAAAACAGCGCCGGTCTATCGTGACCACCGATCAGGGAAAAATTGATCGGATGAGTAATGATGATGATTTTAAGTCAAGATTAGGCTATTTCGATAAGTTAGCGCTTAGCATGGGGACGCTGACAGATAGCCTGCGCGAAAAATATCAAAATGAATACGGGTTAAAAGATCGTGTTGAGGGTTTTGCCTCCGATGTATCGGGAATGAGGGCACCACCGCCGATCAATACACCTTACGCGCTCCCTGGTGAAGATCAGCAACAGGTGAGACTAAAGCAGTTAGAGTCGCAGTATAACCTTCCACCTACGATCCTTGATCGTGTCTATCAGGCGGAGTCTGGTCGCGGAAAAAATCTCCTGTCTCCGAAAGGGGCGCAGGGACCGTTCCAGTTTATGCCGCCAACAGGTCGGGATTATGGCTTAAATTCGATGGATGACCGAATGGACTTCAATAAATCCAGCGAAGCGGCAGCCAAGTATCTTTCTGACTTGCTTAAAATGTTTGACGGGGATGTCAATAAGGCCGTTGCTTCTTATAACTGGGGGCAGGGGAATGTCAAAAATTACGGGTTGGGGCAAGCTCCCGCTGAAACACGCAACTACCTCCAGAAGATCATGCCGGGTTTGCCTGCTATTCATCCTCAGCCAGGCGAGTTAACCACCGCTCCCTCTGATATCAACGCGTTATCGCCAGCATCCATTAACTCATCCCAGCAAAGTGGAAGAGACATTAATGATATCACCCAAGATAGGGGGGGAGAAAAGTCGGAAATTGAAATTACGCTGATTACGGATAAAACGGGGGAACGCCAAAAAATCACCGCACAAAAAGGGGCGAAGATATCAACATCAATGAGTTACCCCTCGTGATACACAAACAACACCCTCGCCCTGGCGGGGGTTTTTATTTTCAGGGGGCCTAGATGTCACTGATCAGTAACGCACTTTCGGATTTATTAGGTACGGGCGGTGATAGTTGGCAATGGTCTGAACACCTCCACCCTGCATCTTTCAGGGGGGTACCCTTCGCCGTAATGACTGCGGAGGGTGTTTTCGGTCGTCGTCAGGCTATTCATGAATACCCTTATCGCGATACTGCATGGATTGAGGATTTAGGCCGTGCCACTCGCCGCATGACTATCCGTGGTTTTCTTATTCAGGGTAGCGGCCTTTACAACGCGCCCGACGTTATGACCCAGCGCGATTCATTGATCGCGGCCTGTGAAATGGCCGATACCGGAACATTAGTACACCCAACGCTGGGCGAAATGACGGTCAGTATTCCTGAAAGCGGTCTTCGTCTGAATGAGGGGGCTGAGTCGGGGCGTGTTTTCGAGTTTACGCTCACGATCATCGAGTCGGGTTTGCGGGTGTTTTCTGTCACCAGTTCAGCAGATGCCGTTTCGTCTATTCAGTCGTCATGGTTTGGTCTAGCCTCCAAATCCGTGGCGACATTCATTGCGACGGTCAAAGGTGAGATCCGCTCTGTCACTCAAACCATCAAAACACTGAAAAGTACGGCAGCATTTTGGGTCAATATGGTGAATTCAACCACCAGTGAGGCAACAAATCTGGGTAATGTACTCCGCTCAACGCTTGGACGTGATCGTTATGGCCGTTTTAATCACGGTACGGTTGGGGGGAGTGTATCAGGGGCCACGGCATCGGTAAGCACACAGAACGACACAACGAACCTGTCCGCGCTGGTGGCTCAACGAATGGCGGTTTCAGTCGAGGGGCGAGCCTCTCTCGCTGATGCGACTGATACATTCAAAGAGGCCGCGACGATTGAGGGGCATGCTAATGCTGCGTTAGCGGTCGTGAATGCCATATTGGACAGCGGAGCCAGTACCCTTGATTTAATCCGTATGATGCAAGAATTAACGGCCATCCATGACGATACTTTTCGACCGAACCCCAGCGACAACAGCACCGCAGATGCCAGTTATCAGCTCATTATTGTGTTGTGCGCCGGTGCGATGGTGTTTGCCGCTTCGCAATATCAACCTGAAAGCTATGACGATGCCGTCGATATATTGACGCGGGTTTGTGATGTTGTGGATAGCGCGGCGCTCTCTGCTGCTGATACCGGTAATGATGACGTGTATCAAGCATTAATTGAGTTGCGGGAGTCTATCGTCACGTTGCTACAGCAAACGGGGGCGAACTTATCCCGTGTTGGCGTCGTCAGTTTTAATCGTTCATTACCTGCGCTTAATCTGGCCAACAGACTCTATCAGGATGCACGGCGAGGTGATGCGTTAGTGAAAATGGCTAATCCTGTTCATCCGGCATTCATGCCCACTCGGTTTAAGGCGTTGAATTCATGAGTGATGACCTGACGTTGCGCATTGGCAATAAGCTGATTACCGGCTGGGATAATATCAGGGTCACTCGGAGCATCGAGCGGCTACCCAGTGATTTCAGTCTGTCATTGATGGACCTTTATCCGGGGAGTGATAACCAGCAGTGGGTCAATCCGGGAGATGCTTGTATCGTTAATTTGGGTGATGACGTTGTGCTGACGGGGTACATTGACCGATGGGCTCCCATGATCAGTCGTAACCGTCGTGAGGTTAGAGCAACCGGCAGGAGTAAGTGTCAGGATCTGGTTGATTGCTCCGCTGAGTGGCCTAATAACGTCATCAGCCAATCGACAGCCCTGCAAATCGCCCAAAAGCTGGCTGCGCCTTACGGTATTGTCGTATCAACCGACGTGACCGATTTAGATATTGTGCCTCAATTTACCTTGAACTGGGGGGAATCTCCCCAAGAGATTATTGACCGCATCACCCGCTGGGCCGCGTTATTGTATTACGACCAGCCGGATGGCAATTTAACGCTGACTCGAGTGGGTACCCGTAAAGCGTCCAGCGGGGTAGCACAAGGTGTCAATATTGAAGATGCCGCGTATAACGCCGGTATGGATCAACGCTTTTCTGATTATACCGGCGTCTCCATGTCTGTTAACCCCCTCGCTGAACAGTCGCCCTCCGGTGGGTATGACGCCTTAACTCTGGCCAGAAGTCGCGATCCACAGGCGGCAAAGATGCGATATCGCAACCGCATTATTATCGTTGAAAGCACGTTGAATTCTTTTAACAAAGCTCAGGACTGTATTGATTGGGAAATGAATCGACGCTATGGGCGCTCTAAAGAGTTATTGGTGACAGTCGATAGCTGGCGGGATAAAAACGGCAAGTTATGGGAACCCAATACGCTAATCCCAATTGATTTGCCTGTCTTTGGTCTAAAGGATGAACTCTGGCTGTTATCTGAGGTGACTTACCTCAAAGACGATCACGGTACTGCTGCGCAAATGGTACTGATGCCCCCCGAAGCCTTTACCGTCCAGCCTTACGAATTTTATTCCAATGTTATAGAGCTTAACCAACGATGAGCGAATCAGGGCAACTCTCCAAATTATACCGGCAAATAAAAATGATGATCGGCGTTGGTCGGGTGACGGGCAGCAATGATGGCGGCACCGTTCAAACTGTTCAATACCAAACGCCGCTTGAGGTACGTGATGACACCCCAAGGCTGGCTGAATTTGGTTTTTCGTCCGGGTTACCCGCTGGTACGGATGTGGTTATCGGGTTTTTAGGTGGCGACAGGTCAAGCGCAGTCATTATTGGTTCAAACCACCAGTATTTTCGCCATGCGTGGTTAAATCCGGGGGAAACGGTGATTTACTCGCAATGGGGGCAATACATCAAGCTCACTGAAGCTGGCGTGATTATTGAGGCTAATGGCCAGCCGGTCACGGTCAATAATGCGACTGAGGTGACGATTAATGCTTCGGAAAAAGTGCGGCTAAATACGCCTTTGCTGGAGGTCAGCGGCGATATTATTGATAACGCTGGCAGCAATAGCACCACACTGAAAACCTTGCGCGAAGCCTATAACACCCACAATCACCAGCTTAAAAATGTTCAGGGTGGCAGTTCGACATTAACCAGTGAAGTGACGGGGAAGGTGGTTCAATGACAACCGACATCAAAACAGTTTGGGAGCCAGACAAATTGCTGGGCGACTGGCAAACAGGCGGTGGTGGGTTGCGGGATGGTGATGATTTAGAAACGGCTATTTTGATTAGTTTGTTCACGGATCGGTTGGCCCGTGCTGATGATGCTATCGAGAGCGATGACCGCCGAGGGTGGTGGGGGGATACCGGTTCAGAGTATCCGATAGGCTCCCGTTTATGGTTACTTCGTCGCGAAAAACTTACCACTAAAGTTGCACTAAAGGCCGAGGACTATGCTAACGAAGCCGTTGCGTGGCTACTTGATGATGGTGTTGTGACCGCCATAAGTGCCAATGCTCAGATAGTGTTCCCCAATAGACTGAATCTGATCATCAGCTATCAACAACCAGCTCAATCAGAGGCTTCTGTTAAATTCTCATGGGTATGGGAGACCTAATACATGCCATTTAATCGCCCCACATTAAGCGAACTGCGCCAGCGTAATCTGTCTTATATTCAATCAGAGCTCAAAACTGGCGGTAATTTATTACGTTTTTCCAATATCGGCGTGATCAGTGATGCAGATGCAGGCATGGCACATCTGCACTACGGTTATCTGGATTATATTGCGCTGCAATCCACACCTTATAATGCTACTGATGAATATCTTGCTGCGTGGGCCGCGTTGAAAGATGTGTTTCGCAAACCCGCCAACCCTGCAACCTCTTCGGCTGTCGAGTTTAGCGGGACTGCAGGTCGCGTTATTGCCGCTAGCAGCCTTTTGAATCGGGCTGATGGTTATCAATATCGCCTCGATAATGAGTTAACGTTGGGTGCAGGCGGTACTGCCACCGGCTCAATCACTGCCGTTCTCCCTAGCGTACTGGATGACACGACTGGCGGCGGCGTGGCAGGAAATGCGGATGCTGGGACATCTCTGACATTGGATGTGGCCATTGATGGTGTTCAATCGGTAGCAACTGCGATAATTAAAATATCTGGCGGTGCGGATATTGAATCAGAAGATGTTTTTCGTTCCCGTATGTTACTGGCTTATCAAAATACGCCCCAAGGCGGCAATGATACCGATTATCGCGGCTGGGCTTTGGCGGTGCCGGGGGTGACTCGTTGCTGGGTGAAGCGCCGCTTACAAGGCGTTGGCACGGTCGGTATTTATATTATGTGCGATGGCAATGATTCCGGTGGTTTTCCGATCGGGACGGATGGGGTTTCACAGCTCGAAGAGTGGGGGGCAGTGAAAGCGACGGGTGATCAGGGGCGGGTCGCTGATCACGTTTACCCCTTACAGCCCATTATCGCCATCATTTATGTTTGCGCACCGGTCGCCGCGCCTGTCAATTTTGTTATCAGTGGTATACCTACGGCATCCAGTGAAACAACCTTGGCAATTAATACGGCTATTGATGAGGTTTTTTTTACCGAGGGCGAACCAGGCGGGAAAATTTTACTGTCGTCACTGCTGCTGGCCATTGGTGATGTTACGGGGACCAGTGGTTTTATTCTTGGCTCTCCGACGACAAATATTCAGCTTGAGGCTGGACAACTACCTGTCCGGGGCACGGTGACCTACCTATGAGTCGTTATTCTGTGAATGAGTATACCGCCGCGCTTCAGGCACTGATGCCTGTCGGTCTGGTTTGGCCTCAGCAACTTAACGGCGTTCAAACCAGTACGTTACGCGCACTAGCTCGATCTTTCCAACGCAGTGATGAAGATGCGCGTGATTTGCTCGATGCGGCTTTTCCATCGACAGCGACCGCAATGCTGCCTGAATGGGAAGCAACACTCGGGTTACCTGATTTATGTGCAATAGGTGAGATAGACAGCATTGTTCAGCGTCAGAGGGCCGTGGTATCCAAGCTGTTCGGCATAGGTGGTCAGTCTGTTGCGTATTTTATCCGTGTTGCTGAGGCATTAGGCTACACCATCTCAATAACCCAATACAGGCAGGCATGTGCTGGGATGTCGGTTTGTGGTGATGCTTTGAATGGCGATGAATGGCCTTTTACTTGGTTGATTACCGCACCAGAAACCACCATCAATTATGCTCAGTGTGGTTTAACGTATTGCGGTGATCCGCTGCGTTCGTGGGGAAATAAACAACTTGAATGTCGATTAACCGTATTAAACCCCTCTCATACCATTCTTAAATTTGGTTACGTTAATTAAATAATTACCCTTTACCCATTTGTTTAACGCCTTCACTGGCGAGGATTTTCTATGCAAAAAATTGGTGATATACCGAATACGCGTGCGGACAGTAATGGTGAATTTACTGACGGCAATGTTGCGGGTGGAGTGCCGCCAACGATATTACCTGCAGAGTGGTTGAATACTATTCAGCGCGAATTAATTAACATCTTAGCGGCCGCTGATATTGAGCCAGACAGCGATCAATTCGATCAGGTCGCCACTGCTGTCTCTAAATTAATCACTGACGGCGGCTTTTTAAAAACAGTCAATAACCTTGTGGAAATTAAAAACGCCGGTGCTGTCGCGCTTGCGACTACTCTCGCCAACCTTGGTTTAAGCGACGTTGCACATTTACCGCAATTAACGGGCGTAGTGGGTACCTCCCGTAATGCAAAGATGAGCGTTACGGCTGCATCTGCAACGGCTACTTTCACCGCTGATGAGTTAATAGTGCAAACGGCATTAGGTGGACGCCAATACAAGCTGAGCAATTTCAATAAAACAATTAACCTTGCGGCCATCGGCGCTGGCGGCATGGACACTGGCACCGCTCCGACAGCTGGCTTTGTCGCGCTATATGCGATCTATAATCCCACAACTCAAGCATCAGCATTACTTGCAGTTAATGCTACGTCAGTGCTAGCCCCAGAAGTATATTCTGGCGCAAATATGCCAGCTGGTTACACGGCGTCTGCGCTGGTCAGTGTGTGGCGAACTGCAAGCAGTCAATTCACTATTGGTTACCAGTTAGATAGGAATGTTTCATTCCCTAGGATCACAGTACTAACAACGACAACGGGAACGACTCCGCTATTGCCGATAAACATGCCAAATTACATACCCATAAATGCTAAATATTGCAGCGTAGATGGCGCACTGGGAACATCGACTAACGGTGTTGTTGGAATGGCATTTTCCTCATCCATTTCAGGGATCGGCTGGAGAGCAAGCGCTATGACAACTACGGCGGGTTATGGGTCTACTTATGTAGCCATGAATATTCCAATAATTACCACGCAAACCATTTATTACTCAGCTAATGCAACGGTTGGTACTTTGAGTAATTTTGCGTCTAATTTAGTTGACTATGTATTTTAACTGGAGAGTTGTATGGATATTTTATATGTGCAATTTTCTGATGAAACAGAAACGGTAATTGTTAGCTGGTTCTGTTGCCAACAATCACCGGAATATTATCCTTTCTTAGGTGAGGTTTATGCGAATGACCTAAGATATATTACATATTTTGAATCTCTTCCTGAGTGGTTAAAACCACTATTGCCTCAACCTATATATCTGTAGGTTTACCGGGCAGAAATGCCCGGTTATTATTTGAAAATATTACCATGCATCTTAAGGTATTCAATGCCAAATTGATGCGATGAGTAATCAGTTAAATGTGACCAATCCCTATACACTGGATAGCCATTAATGTCAGTTTTACATACCCCATATGAGCATTGTAAATCATACATGTTTATTAAAATCAAGGAGGGAAATTTATTTTTTAACCGTAAAAACATATTATCAATCCAAATCCTATATTCGTCATTTTTATAATTACTATCGAAATCACAGGTGGATTTTAATAATCCTCTTGATTTGTATTTTTTCATCACACAAGAGTTTTGCTGTATTTTTGCCAGATAGAATGGATTTTGATTTTTATAAGCGTCAAAAATCCCAATGATAATAATTGGTTTAGCGTTGCTATTAATTATTTTAGTTATGGAGCTTTCAAGGCCTTTCTCTAGTTTTTCCTTTGCTTCGCTGGTGTTGGCGTGATTTTCATTACTAATATATCTCCCCCACGTTTGACTTATAATTACATACTGATAAAACCCTTTTTTGATTTTATTGTAATTTTCATTAGTTCTATTTGTACATATATTTTTTTCAGATTGGTCATCACCTTCTACAGCTAAGCATCCACCAAGTGAACTTGATTCTAGTGATATATCATTATCTTTAATGATAGATTTCAAAAACTGCCAAGAATGATCAGAGTATGAGTCTCCCATGACAATCGCGGATTTTTTTGCACCTTCATTAAAGTGACAATTAAGCATTATTAGACTTAAATTCTCTACATTGCATTCATTTCTTATTCTATCCATCCAATTGTATTGAATCGTTTTATTATGAACCAAGTTCATATAGCTGCTACCTAATCGCGATGGAATGCCACTAGTAGCTTTACTTTTATGGTTCAGTGTGGATACAAGGATATATGGTATTAGCACTAAAACTACTAAAGTTTTCCAGAAGGATAATGAGTTTTTTCTTCTGAAAAAAGTCTCAACATAACGATAAGAGACAATAGCAAGTAAGAATGATAAAAGTAACGCTAATGAAATAACGCTCCATGTTTCTTTTATACTTAAGTTTCTAATAAATGCCAGTACCGGCCAATGCCAAATATAAAGAGAGTATGATATCAACCCAATGAATACTATTGGTTTTATCGATAATATTTTTGTTGCAAATCCTTTGTTTTTTGAACCACCCAAATATATTAAAATGGCAGAGCTTAAACAAACGAGTAGTGCATATTTATTTGGGTAGAATTCCAAGATTCCATCACTAACCCCGATAGAAACAATGATTACAATGCAACAAAGCCCAATAATCGAGTTTAACCACTGCGGAATTCTGTCAACCTTCAACACTCCAATAACAGCTAAAGACGAACCAATGAGCATTTCAAAAATACGACCTGAAAAACTATAGTAATACTTCAGTGAGTTTTTATCGTTAAAAACAAAAGATAGTTTTTTTATTCCATCTAATTGTATTGAAACTGATCCGAAATGAATTCCTATTATCATCAATGCTGTGAATGGTAATATCCAATATGCCCATTTTTTAATGTTAAGTAATTTAAAAAATAAAAACATTAAAAAAGGAAGCAATAAATACCATTGCCACTCAACAGATAATGACCACGTATGCAACAAAGGCATAATGCTTACATCATCTGTAAAATATCCATTATTCAAATTGGAGAAGTAATTGTTTGATAAAAATGAAGATGCGTATCTTAGACTGTTGGTATACTTTAAATAATCATCAGGAAGATATGTTAGTGTAGTTATTATTGTTACTACAATTATTAAAGCTATGAAAACAGGCTGTAATCTCCATAATCTTCTTTTGAAAAAATCAACAAAAGAAAAATCACCCTTTTCTAATCCATTTTTTATACCTAATGTTATCAAATATCCTGATATTACAAAAAAAACATCTACACCAACAAATCCAGAATTAACACCGAATATTTTAGCATGAAAGAATAAAACAAGTATTACAGCTACGGCCCTTAATCCATCAATATCAGGTCGGTATTTGGGGTGCGACAAATGAGGGGTGATTTCTTTCATTGTTTTTTTAATGCCTTTTCAAATCGCTAAAATTTTATTTATTTATGAAGTTATGTAATGCAATACTAAGCGACTAGCTACGACTCTTCAAGGCTTTCCAACTACGTCTAAGGTTGAAACCAATCATCAGCGCTTTCCCACGTTTCTTGCAAAATATCCTGAATCACTTCTTTGTCGTGAGGCAGCCTACCTAACACGCTCCACCCGTGGATCAGCGTCTTCAGATGCCAGAAGTTGACGTTATGGAGCCACCGTTAGCTGAAATGTAAAACACAAAACCGGGCTTAATCGCCCGGTCTGATTTTTTTAATTCTACAGTTAGTATTAGAAGTTATATTTAATTCCTAACATCACTGCCGTATCGCTGTAACCTTTATTGCCTACTTGCTGTCCAACATTACCCCAGACATTCAGTTGCTTATCCAATTGCCCCTCAACGCCCACTTTTACTTCTGCAACATTTGCTGCACCGTCTTGTTTCACGGTCACGCCATCCATAGTAGTACCAAAATCTTTAGTATTGTGGATCCAATTTGCTTCAATAAACGGCTGGAATACACGGTCTTTACCTTTATCCTGATCGCTGTAGCCGTTCATAAAGGCTTTTACACCCAAGCGGGTCTGAATATTACCATCACCTTCTCCAGACACATTCGTTCCGTTGGCTTCTTTATGGTCGTCAGCTTTCACACCCATCCAGGTAACTTGTGCTTTAGGCTGAATGAAGTAGGTGGCATTCTTAGCGGCATTTTCACCCACTTTAAAGGTATAACCACTTTCGACAGAAGCTGTTACCCCTTTGGATTTGTATTCTTCAGCAGCTAAGTTCTGGCCTTCAACGTTATTGTTGAACCAACTGTATTGCACCCAACTGTCGACATACAGTCCAGATTTATCTTCGTTGTTAGCGTACCAAGTTCCGTATACACCCGCGCTGTAACCGTCGATTGAACCTTTAGCATTGTAGCCGGATATCCGTGAAACAGTTGTACTTTTGCTATTACCATACCCAGCCATAACACCCAGATGGAAGCGGTCCGTTGTATTGCTGCTCCATTGAGCTATATCACCGCCCAATTGCACGACATAACGATTAGCCTGTGTACTCAGTTGGCCTGATGTATCACGAGAGCGGTTGTGACCACCTTCGTTACGTAACCACAGGCTGGTTACTTTACGTTCACCAGTCAGCACATCAATGTACTGGGTTTCACCTAAACGATCATGCAAACGTGTGACGAACATATTATTTGCAGCTGCTAGGTTAGCTGTGTAACTGCTTGCTTCCGGACGTTCTACCATCAGGGATGGTTCAATTGGATCAGTAGGGTCAATTGGATCAGTAGGGTCAACTGGATTAGTAAGGTCAACTGCGTTGGTCAAATACCAGTTACTGGCATTGGTCCCTACCCCCCTAATCAGAGAGTAATCATAAGCTCCTGCCACAATACGACCATTCTTTACGAACTCGCCATCAGATAATCCATTAACCTGAATCAATTCAATGCCATTTAGTGTTGTAGCCCCAGACCCACCCGCATTAGTTACACTGACGAGGGTATTACCAGACGTATTACCCTCTACAATCATTTTATCGGTTATTGAGTTGTCGTCATTTAATTCAGTGTTAAATAGCAAGTTGCCATTGTTGCCGATATAGTCTCCATGCACGGTTAGTACATCACCAGCGACTGGATTTGAAAAGTTAATTGTGCCAGCGTTCGTTAACCCAGCGACATCAGAACTGGCTACCATATTCCAAATAGCGCTATTATCAAGAGTCACCTGACCACCATTACGCGCAAGACCATTCCATTGGGTATTGCTAAGACTAAGATTAGCTTGGCTACCCATACCTGCTTGTATATCACCATTTAAAACCATATCGCTAGCATCGAGATTAACGATACCAAAATTCGTTAGGGCAGCGTCGGTATCTGCATTTATTAATATGCCATTGTTAATAACGCTACTGTTATTTAGTGTGGCATTTATTGTTCCACCGAGAGCATTAAACGTTTTACCATTCTGACTGTGTATATTCACATTTTGCTGATTCATAGTCATAATTGCTTGTGTATTGCTATTCACTGCATCAGCATTATTTCCACTGGTAGTGATATTAGTATTAGTTACATTGACTGTAGTTCCACTATCATTAGCCTGAATAGCATACGCATTGTTACCCACAGTACTGATGTTATTGCCCTGACTATTAATCGAACTGGCAGAGTTTGCCATCATCGCCACAGCACCATTATTGGTGGTGCTGACATCACTACCAGAAATATCAACTTGTCCGCCTAAAACTGCTTGGATAGCAGTATTGTTAGCGCCGAGAGTTTTAACCGATGTTCCTGGATTAATAACGATTCTTCCGCCTGGACCTCTTGCACTCACAGCAGTTGCCTGATGAGTGATAATTTGTGTATTTCCACTCACAGTCGCTAAAGATGAGCCATTACCATTAAGTTCAGAAGATACCAGTGCAGTACCAGCCCCAAAGGTTTCAAGGGTACTGTCGATGATATCGAATTGAGTATTTGCACTATTTGTTGTTTCAACGAAGACCGCAGCTGCAGAGGCACCACTGGTACTGGCGTATGAACCAGTCATGCTCCCCCGAGAACCATTTGCTATTTGTAAAGCACTAGCACTTGAGCCCAGGTAAGCACCTGTTGTTGTCAATGTAGAGTTATTGACAATTACTGAACTATTATTAGCAGCTATGCCCTTACCACCCGCACCTGTTACTGAAACTGTGCTGTTGTTCAGTGTGATTTGGCTATTAGAAACAAGCGATATGCCGGACGCGCTTGTTCCTGAAACCGAAATATTTGCATCATCTAAGTTAACACTGGCTGCGGTTTGAGCATATACTCCGTGTGAGCCAATACCTGTCGTTGTTAATATACTTCCGAGCAGAAAATCAACGCGTGATCCCGTCCCAGAGGCATATAACGCATCGGCGGCATTACCACCAGTAATTAATGTGATACCACCGTCAGCAATTAATATTCCGCCATTTGATACCACCGCAGCATGCCCAGAAAAATCGTTAATCAAGCCACTATCTACAACGGTACCGTCTGGAGTATTAATTGTCGTACCGTTTACTACAATTTGAGCTGAAGAAGTGGTTGTTATTGTCGTTAACGCGATGGCAATCAACGTTTTTTTAAAGATTGGCATGGGGATTTTCTCGATGTAAGTAATTTTTGCAGGATTTAAATTAATAAGTGACGTTGCTTTATCATTAAAATAAATTAATGTTATTTTAATAATGGTTATTAACTCTAATTAATATATGGTGTTGGCAGTTCTTTAATATTATTGTTTTGTATTCTAAATATGTGCATGTTGTTATACTTGATAGTCGCGCATCATACACACTATTGCTAGGCTATCTATATGGGATTTAGCGCCCATTTGCGTAGGATTTTTCCTGTTTTTTTTAAATTTAAGCAAAGTGATAAAATTTCCACTACGAATGTCGATTGGAGTGTGTCTTTATATTAATTTTATTAATTTCAATGAAAACAATATTAGTATGGTAGTGTTGTTGGTATATATCAAGATTGAAGGAAAAAAAATAGAGCAGACTGGATTGATATAGATTTACAGTGCATTTATCTATCGTCATATCAATACGCAGCATAAATTCCCCTTCAACTGTGATAGCGGGTTTTGGTGTTAATGTCCTCAATACCCGATTCGATGTAATCCACGTGCCTCTGTAGTTCGCGGATGAGCTTCTTGGCGGCATCTAAGCGGATTATTACTTGCTGGTCAGGGTAGTTCTCAGGTTCAATCTGCCTGAACCCAGTTAGGGTATCAGTGAAGGATGAGCGCATTATGATGAACTCACCAAAGGCGCTGTGAGCTGTCTCAAATGAAGTCAGTTCCCTCATTCCTGTGAATTCATCTTTAGGATTTCTTGCCAT